CAACTGTTTGCAAAGTATCCCATTCTTCTCCTGCTCTACTTCGTTTATCAATGTCTTCACAAATTGGACAAGGTTTTCCATAGTTTCTTGCAGGACATACAATATCTTCTTTCATAAAACCAATGCTTTTGTGAACTGCAACAGGAACAACATAAGCATCATCACCTTTTCTAACAACCTTTACCCCTCTATCTAAAGGAAAATTATCCCCTGCAACAAAAGGAATAATATCAATAATATGAGGTTCTCCTTTTGTAGGTTTTGCTGACCACATTGGTAATTTTTCATCAGATTTTAAATATTTCTGATTTGAATCTCCATCGCTTCTTGCAGCACTTTCTTCTGTTCTTTTAATTAAGTTCTCTCTCATCTTTTTTCGATCAATCATTTTAATTCCTCCTTTTTGTCTTTTGTTTTATTCATAAAAAAATTAATCATATTATGTAAACTTCGTTCTTCAAAATAACTTTTAAAAATTGCTTTTGAAACAGTGCGAAATAATACATACACTCCTACAATAACAAGAATACTTGCAAGAAAATATTTCAATCCTTCGAAAATATTATCCATTGGAATTTCTCCTTCGGATTTTCATAGATTCTTGAAATGCTTCTTGAACCCCATCCCTATCAATTTTATCAGCTGCTTTTTCTAATCTTTCACCACCTTTATCTGCCCAGTAATTACTCAAAAACAAATCAGTCATTTTTTCCAAAGCTTTTTTGCGATGATCAAACGCTTCTCTAGCAACATTAAGTATTTTTACATCTCTTGTTGCAACAATAAGCGCTTCACTTGCTTCCATGTAAAGTTGTTGTCTTAATATAGTATTTTGAATTGAACTTTCAGTAACTTTATCAATCCCATATTTAAATGGTTCGGAACGAATTCTTGAATCTAATTCCGCTTTAACTAAATCCAATCTTTCTTTTGCTTTATCTCGAATAAATGAAGCTTCTACTTCTTTTTCGGCCCATTCTGCAAACTTTTTTGGTTGTTCTTGCCATTCTTCATCCAAAATATACTTATCAATAGACAAATCATCTTTATAACTCATGTTTCACCTCTTTTTATTTTTATTATAATAAGTTTTAGAAGATATTAAAAGAAATATATTCATTTTTTGAATATGTTTCATAATTATTAAAAGCATCTATTTTATCTAATATTGTTTTTAATTTGCCTTTTATTTCTTTATTTTCATTAAAAAATCCACTCTGTGTACTTTTTAAAGTAGAAATAGTTTCTGCATATTTTTCTCCAATTCCTTTTATTTCTATAAAAGGCATATAAATATTATTATTTTTTGATATCCATTTAAAAGAATCAGATATTCCAATTTTTGGTGTAATAATATTTATTTTTTTACTAATAGCTTCTTTCATCAACTCTTCTTTTTTTTCTTTGTCGCTAGTATATGTTAAATTTGCACAATAAAATTCTATGGGATAATAAAATTTACAAAACATATTTACATAAGAAAGAACAGTATAACCAACTGCATGACTTTTATTAAATGAATATCCACCATATTGTATTATTTCATTCCATATATTAATAGCTTCTGTTCTTTTTATTCCATTATTTATACATCCTTGAATAAAATTATATCTATATTTTTCTCTTAATATTTCTTTATTTTCTTCATCTAAAAATTTTCTAATTAAATCACTTTCTGTAAAAGAAAATCCCGCAAGTTTATTCATTATTGTAATTACTTGTTCTTGATATATTAACATTCCATATGTGTCTTTTAAAAGATTATATAAAGTTTCACTACCAATATTATTTTGCTCATTAAATCTTCTATGTTTAAATGTATCAATCATTCCCGATCTTAAAAATGCAGGTCTATAAATAGATGTAATATGAGTTAATAGCTTAAAACTATCGACTCGTAAATCAATACATAATTTTTTTAACCCCCAAGATCCAAATTGAAATATTCCATTGCAATTTCCTTTTGCAAATTCATTTAATACGTTTTTATCATCAAGATTTATATTATTAAAATTTAAATCTACGTTATGATTAGCTTTAACTAAATCTTTGATATAATGTATAATACTAAGATTTGATAAACCAAGTATATCAATTTTAAGCATGCCAACATATTCTGCATCTCTTTTATCCCAATTTATAGATATACTATTGTCTCTGTTTATTATGCTACATCTATCAGAATTTCTTAAATCTTCTTCAGTTACAATTATTGCTGCTGCATGTTTGCCAATTCCTCTTATTTGACCTTCTAATTTTAAACATAATTTTATTATTTCAGGATATTTTTTCTTAAACTTTATACACTCAGGAATTGTATCAAATATCTTTTTTATATCACTTATTAAATTATCTACTCGTTGATCATTAAAATATTTTTGTTCTTTAAAATCGTCTATATTTTTGGAAACTGCATTTACTTCATTAAGAGGTATATCAAAAACTCTACACACATCTTTAAAAACCATTTTACTTTTCATTTGAAGAAAAGTCGAAACGCTTGCAGTATTAAATTCTCCATATTTTTGTTCAATATATTTTCTAACTTCTTTTCTTCGAGAATCTTCAAAATCAATATCAATGTCTGGAAGTTTTATTCTATCTGGGGATATAAATCTTTCAAACATTAAATTATGTTTAATTGGATCGATATTAGTAATATCAATAAGAAATGCAATAAGCGAACCTCCTACTGAACCACGACAAAATCCAACAAATATATCGTTCTTTTTGCACCACAATATAATATCGTATATAATTAAAAAATATTTTACAAATCCTAATTTTTCTAATATTTCCAATTCATAATTTAATCTTTTTCTATATTGACTTGAATCAATATGATTTGAAATAATTTTATTATATAATCCATCATATGCTAATCGCTTCAATGTTTCATATTCATTATCAAATATTTGTGGAAGATATATTTTAGATTTTTCTAATGTAAAATTACACTTTTCAGCAATTTTTACTGTATTATTTAATGACTCTTCAATTATTTTTTTATCTATATATTTATGATTTTTTGCAAATGAAACTTCCATTTCTTCCCTTGATTTCAAATACAAATCTGTAGAACTAAATTTCCATCTTTTTGGATCATTCCATTTTACTTTTGTTTGTATTGCTAGAAGAACTTCTTGTGCCTTTACATCGTCTTGATTTGGATAATGACAATCATTTGTAGCAATAACATTGGCATTTTTATATTTACTTTTTAATTCTAAAATATTTTTATTATGATTTTTTTGTCCTTCATAATCAATAGGCATTATTTCAAAGCAAACATCAGCTTTATTTTGAAATAATATATCTAAAAAATTATATCCATCATTATTATAAATAAAACTAGATGCACAAGCAGTACTTATTATTAATCCTTCGTGATGATTAGTTAATAAATTATAATCCACTCTTGGTTTTTTATAAAAACCAAGAGTATTTGCAATTGAAAGCATTTTAGTAAGATTATTCCATCCAACATGATTTTTTACTAAAACAACTACATGTCCTCTTTTCTCTTTTTCTTCTTTTATAGATAAATCAGGAACAATATATAATTCACATCCAATAATATGTTTTATATTATTATCTATACAGCATTTTTGAAATTTTATTATTCCATCTATATTGCCATGATTTGTTAAAGCCAAACAATTTTGATTTAATTCTTTTGCTTTTGATACATAAGAAAAACAAGATCCAAATCCATCAAGAACACTATATTGATCATGAACATGTAAATGACAAAAATCATTCATAACTTTCATCCTGTTTATTAATAACAATTAATTCTATTCCACAATTTTTACATAATTCTCTACTTAATTGAGCTTTATGATATTGTTTTAAGCAAACTATTCGCTTAATTCCAGCTTGAATTAACATTTTTGTACAAGAAAAACAAGGTTCCATTGTTATATATATTGTTGCACCATTTACCGATATTCCATTTTTTGCAGCAAATGCTAAACAATTGACTTCACAGTGAAGAGTTCTTATGCAATGTTCACTAATTTCTCCATTTTCATCCATTTGTTTTATTAATAAATGACCAACCTCATCGCAATGAGGTTGTGATGGAATACTACCAACATATCCAGTAGAAATAATAACATTTTCTTTTACCATTATACAAGAAGCACGTCCACGTGAACATGTTGCTCTTTGTGATATTATTGGTAAAAACGATAAAAAATAATCATCCCAATTTATTCTCATAATCTTCCTTAAATATTTAATGAAAGTGTGTTCTGGATAAAAATTTAACTCCTCGTCTATTACCTTAAAGCGTATTCTTAATAAGATCTGAACTATAATTTGGATTAGTTCCCATTCTATATGGATAAATTAAACAATTTGTTGTATCACACAATTTTACAAATTCTCGATTGTTCCCCATACATTGAAGACAGAATTTTTTAAATATCTTTACAGAAGGTCTTCCTTTTCCTAATCTGTAATTATGAAATGGGCATATTTCTAATCCATTTTTAATAACTCCTTCACATTTATCAACGTCATTCCATGATGATTTACCCACACAATTAAAACAAAAATTACGTATTGTTCTATTGGGTGTCATTATTTTATTTTTTTCTTCTTTTTTCATATTATATACACCTTTAATTAAAATTTTCCAGTGCTGCCAAATCCATTAATATCACGCGCTGAATTTTGTAATTCAATTACTTCACTTATTTCCATTTCAGTATAACATGGCATTATTAATAATTGAGCTATTTTTTGTCCAATTTCAATTTTTAATATGTTTTCTGATGTATTTAATAAAATTGCATGACATTCTCCTCTATATCCTGAATCTATTACATTGCCAATTGTAGTAATTCCATTTTTTAATGCCATTCCAGATTTTGCTTGAATTAATGCTACATACCCGCTTGGAATTTCTATTGCAAATCCAAGAGAAAAACAATAACGCTGTGCTGGCCATATTGTAATTTTTTCACGACTAAAAACATCAAATCCGGCATCTCCATTTTTAGCTTTTAATGGTAATTTTGTGTCGTCAAATAATTTTTTTACTTTAATCATTTTAACCTCTTTTTATTTATATTATATATTATTTTAGTTAAATATCACATAACCATTTTGAAAATTTAAACTCATTTGGAATATTAGAAAAATTTTGGGTTAAAATAAATTTTACTTCATTTGCA